CCAGAAACGAAGGATTGACATCTTGGAAGATCAGATCAATCGGATGCCGATGGAGTACGTACTCAATGTTGACTTCTTGAGAGAAATCAAAGAAATGCATGACAATTTTCGCGAAATCAACAATAAGCTTGATAAGCTAATGGAAAAGATTTTGTCCAAATGACCTACGTCGTTGAAGTCCAGGAAGACGAGAACGGAGATCAGTTCATCGTCTTACCAGACGAAGTGATCGAGGATCTTGGTTGGCAGGAGGGAGATATTCTCAATTGGGATGTACGCGGAGAAGGGATTGTTCTTTCCAAGGTCCACGATCCATCTGGCTACGAAGTTTTAGAAGAGTAGAATACCAATACCAAGAAGATTTAAAAATGGCGTATTACTACGGAGAATCAAATGTTCCTGGGGCAGCAGGTAATTTTCTAGCTGGTGGAAATTTCATGGGCGGCGCTGGAAGTGCTATTAATCCAGAAGCCTTTAAGCGTGATGCGCGGCAACAAAAAATTTATAACAAAGGTGTAAGAACTGATAACCCCAGCGAAAAAGAAATTTTTATGCAACGCACTGGGCCTCAGTTACCTCTTGCATTAGGACTTGACTCTAGTCCTTTGGTTGCCCAAGTATATCCAGGTGGCCAAGCTATTGGAAACGCTGGTGCTCTTGGAGGAATGATGGGGATGGGTTCTAATTTTGGTCCTCGTCCGCTTAATGTAGACATCAATGCCGTAGATGATCGTATTGAATCTATTGGAGGTAGCGCCAATATTAATTTAGGTAAAGACCGAATGCTCCGTCTTGGTGGAAGTTTTAATCCCCCTGGTACAAATGAAATGGGAGTCAATGTCCCACAGGGTTATCAAATTTATGGCGCGTTTGAACAACCTAATTTTGGTTTAAATGTAAATTATCGAAACACGGGCGGACGTTCTGCTGGTGTCCCAGGAGCTGGTGGTGGCTTCCCTGGTGAAATCAATGCCGGATTTAAGGGTCGTTTTTGATGAAAAAGAAAAAGCTAGCAAAACAAGCTCTTAAGCACCCGGAGTTATTTACTCCTGCGGAACTTGCTTATTTTGATCGCTGGCTTTGGCAACGAAAACAACACAAGAAAGCTGCTAAGATTGAGTTAAGTAAAAGGGAAAATAGTTAATGTCCGTCGACGCAAAGGCCAGGCTGCGGGAAATCGTCGAATCGTACCTGGATAAAGATTCTGGTACTGTTGTAGACACTGGTGTCGTTGCGTCGCACCTGGCACAAATGAAACTCTTTGGCATCCGCCAAGGAGTTGAGTTCTTTCCGGGTCAAGACAACTTTGGTGCACAACGCAAAGATTTTGTAGATCGAGTTGTTAAGTACAACCAGATCGATGTACGCCTGGACTCCATCTGGGATTACTTCCTGTGCGATGGTAAAGGCATTTTTTACATCCGTCCCACAAAACAAAACTACCGCGTTTATTACTTCCGCGAACACGAGTATCGCAGCTATTACAACGTAGATGGTGAGCTGGAAGAGGTGGTGATCATCTACAGCTACAAGGTTCGCAAGGCCGGCAGCTCGTACGATGGAATTAACATTGTGAACACCACGGGAACATCAATTACTGGTGAGCCGGGTTCTAAACGTTATATCCGTCTTTCGATCAAAGCAAATGAAATTGAAGAGACCCATTCAGACGCAGAATTAAGTTTTGATATGCCCTCTGGCATGGCGCCAGGGAAGAATAAAACATTCAAGAACTCACTTGGTTTCATTCCTTGCGTTGAAATCTTTAACAATCCCAAAGGTTTCGCAAAAGAGGGTGTTGGTGAATTTGATGCATTAGCCAATCACATCGTGACGCATGATGAGTTGGTGCGTACCATGCGGAAGAACGTTCAGTTCTTTGGCAATCCAACTTTGCTGTCATCTCGTCCAAAGACCGATTTGATCGAGTCTGGTGGCGAATCTATTGTTCAGCGTCCCTCGATTGCAGCTAACTCCGGCTTTGCTGGTGCCAGCCCCTTAAGCCGTTCGATGTTTAAGGCGGATCCCGTCTCCCGTGGTGTTGACGGTCAGATCCGTGTTCCACGCGTGATTGCCAACCTGGAGCCCAACGACCGTGTTGGTTATATCGTCCCGGATGCAATTACTGGAGATCAAAACAATTTTGCTCGTCAGTATCGAGAAGAAATTCGCACTGCTCTTGGTGGCGTTGATGAACTTTCTATCTCGGCAGGCGTCACTGCAACCGAATACAAATCACTGTTTGGTCGCGTTTCTGCTACGTCCAAGAAAAAGGCAACTGCAATTTATACGTATGGTATTTGCCGTTGCCTTGAGCTAATTATTTACCAAGAGGAACAGTTGTTCCGTATGTCGCTTGCTGCGGCACTTGGCATTGAACGTCCTGTGGAACCAGCTCCCAACGCTCCACAGGAAGAAAAGGACGCCTATAAACAAGCCCTGGAACAATTTGAACAGCAAGTTCAAGATGCAATTAACGCGTGTATTCAGGCCCAGGATGTTCCCCCTGGTGTAACGGGACTCATCCCAGATGGTGATCTCACTATGCTGTGGAGGTGGACAGGACCTGTTTACGAAGATTCGACGCAAGACGTACTTAACAATTCAATTGTGGTACGAAACCTGCAAGAATTAGGTGTTGATAGCATTGAAGCACTGAAATACCTCTTTCCGTCTAAGACGGATGAGGAACGGGCCGAGATGTTATCTGGGTTTCCGTTCAGGATGGTGAGTGAACTACAGGGCGCTTTTGCTCAATTCTCTCGCCTGGTGGGTGGCCTGATGCAGACCCCTCACCCGCAGTCACCGAACCTTCCGATGGCTGCCGATCCCAGGTTGGATTTAACTCCATATCTGTATCGAACTTTAGAGGCTTTACAAAAGGAGATGAGTTATGCAGGACGCTACCGTCCAATCGATCCCACAGACGAGCCCGACTCCGGCAGTAGCGCCGAGCAGTTACGTGACTCCGTCTTACCAGCCGAGCCAAGCCCCGGTCTCGTACCAGGCAGCCCCGGTGAATTACCAGGTGGCAGCACCTCAGGCGGCCCCGGTTTACCAACCCTCAGCCCCTACTCAGTACGTCCCCCAATCCCAACCGGAAGCACCAGCGGGGAACCCATGGGAATCGGCGTTCAACAAGGTGGTGAACCTGCTGAGCGCACCAGTTCAATCCCCATTCCAGGGTCAACCATCAGCTCCGACGACGACCTACGCACCGGCCAATTACGGTTCGGTGGGCAGCCAAGTTACGCAACCATCGGCTCCGCAGACTTGGTCAACCAACCAGGCTTACTCGCCCAGCTATTCCCCAACCTACTCGGAGGGTCTGAGCCTGGAAAGCCAACAGGTTCTCGAAGCGTTCGGAAGCGAAGCTCCCGCAATTCTAAATAATTACGCTCTTCAACTCGAAGGTCTGCTGGATAGCGCTGTTGCCTGGGGCCAAGAAATGACCCAGACCCTTCAGGGTTATGCAGAATTTGCCACCGAGTCTCATACCGAGAATCTGGCTTACAACGAGATCCTGACCAACCCCGACGTTCTGAGCGATTACACGCTCCGTTTCTTCGGTCCTGAAGGTCCGTATCCCGTGCATGAAGGCGAAGCAGATCTGGAATCTTACGGTTACCCAACCGAAGAAATTGATCCATATGCTTATGGTCAGTTCCCTGCTCCTCCTGCCGCAGCTGCTCCCCAGCAACCTGCCAACTTCTGGGGCACCTTCAACGAGATCATGGCGCGTGATCCCCAGAATGCCTGGCGCGTTCTGAACCAGGCTCAGCCCAACATGGTTTCCAATAAACTCTTCGTGATGGAGTGAGGCAAATGCGACCGTTAGGACAAACACGTCCTCTGCTCGCATATGGAGTCCCCGTTGCTGCCGGTCTGGTAGCTGGCGGGGCTCTTGCCGCACAGGGCGAAGATCCAGGTAGCGCTGTACTTGGTGGACTTACCGCTGGCCTTGGTGCCCGTGGTGCTCTTGGCGCCGCACGCCTGGCTGGTAAATACGCTCCTGAATTGCTTTCACGCGTTCAAGATAAAGCTTTACTTCCTTTAACAGAAAGGATGGAAGGTATTCAAGAACGCATCCCTAGAAAATCAAGTATTCGTTCTGGTTTAATGCAGGCAGCATTAGGTCCTGTTGAAGGAATGGCAAATGCTGTTTTAAATCCTGCACAACAACGAGCGATTGCCAAGGGAGCGGCCGCAGCCGGGGTTCCACTTGCCGCCGGTCTTGCCGGTCTTGGTGGTGTAGCTGCTGGCGCAATCCCTGGTGCTCTTGGTATTCCAGGCTTCCAGCAAGGCATGGCAGTAGACCCAGAAGGCTACGGCTCTAACAACACACCAAGTGCACAATTTGGCGTTAAATCGCTTGCATCCACACAATACGTGTGATGTAAATTAGGTACCTGCTAAAATTTGTGTTAGATAAGGCACATGTGTCTTTATCTTTCACCCGATAAAAACACTGACACTGGAGGATAAACCAAGGTGTTTATTGATAGCTAGTTCAGATCCTGGTAGGCAATTTGCCTAAACTGAACGCTCAACGTTGTCACCCCACCGAGCAATCGATGGGTGCAAACCGGATGAATTCAGGGAAGCCCTAACGTCAAGACGAGGGTAATCCTGAGCCAAGCCAATCAAGCGTGATTGGAAGGTGCAGAGACTACTGGGGGTAACACGACCTTGTTACGTAATACCAGATTCAGCGTCCGGCATCCCTCAGGGATGAAGAGATAGTCCACCCCTCTAAGAAACTAGAGACCAGGAGAACGACTTTCCAAAGATTCTTGGTGCGGAACTTTACCGTCCCCACCCTGCTTACATTGCTGAAATGGCCGTGGAGCCCGTGGTTGTCCACGACTTCACCCGTCAGCCCGGTCAAACCGTTCAGTTAGACCGCTATAAGTTCTGGGGTACCCCTGGCACCAAGGATAGCCGGGAGCGTATCGCTGACCAGACTATTGGTACCGCCAACAGCCGCAACATCACCAAGGAGAAGGTGTTGGTTGTGCTTAAGGAGTACACTGGCCCTGCAGATCCGGGTGATCCGACTCAGCCCAGCACCTTCAAGATTGCTCGTGAAACTCTGATTACCGCCCAGCGTCTTCTGCTGGATACCGGTAACCTGAACATGTTCCACCAGAGCATCGGTTCCCTAACCCTGCTCGACGACTATCGCCGCTGGCGCGACCGCGTGTTCATTGATGAACTCGCCAAAGCCGAAGCCAATGGTGAAGCTTCTAGCACCCAGGGTGGTTACTACTTCCCCGGTGGCAAGGCTAAGGCCGCCAATGGTTCGATCTCTTACACCGCTGCTGAGTACGCCGCTCAGGTTCAGCAGTTCCAGGTGCGTACCGACCTGCTGACCGTTGTTAAGGACCTGCGTAAGCGTAACGTTCCTACCTTCGCTGATGGTCTGTATCGCTGCATCTGCGATCCCACCTTCATGATGCATCTGCGTCGTGACCCAGACTTCCGTGAGATCGCTCGTTACAGCGGTAATCCTGGCCAAGGCATGTACATGGGCAACCCCATGATGCCTAACAACGCCAGCTTCT